GTCCCCAACCCCAACTGCTGCTATGGCAATCCCTTGGGAGTGGGCTATAGCTATGGCGGCAACCAGAGCGGCTGCGGCTGTGGCTGCTAAGTGGTTGTTGCAGAAATTGCACGAACCATTCCCCGAAAGGGTGACAACATCGGGGAGGGCTTCGGCTCTCCCCTGACTTTATTAAGGAGATGAAAGTATGTGCAGATACAATAACAAATGCGGCAAGCTGTGCGACCACTTCGTCGTGACCACCGCTGTCGCCTTTGCCGACGGCACGCTGACTCTGACGCTGCCGGACGATGTAACCTACGGAAGCTACGAAAAGTATTGTCTGGTCATTGGGCAGACCATCCCGGACACGACTACCCTCAATGCTCCTGTGGTGGCCGTCATCGGTGCTGGCACCACGGAGTTCCCCCTGCTGACCCGCTGCGGCGCTCCCGTAGTGGCCCAACAGGTGGGAACCCGGCACAAGTACCCTGTCTATGTGACCACCACTGCTACCGGCGGATCGTTCAAGGTCCTCTGTGATCTCCCCTGTGTGGAGACCACGACCCTGAACGCTCTGAATGAAGCGTAAGGAGGTGCTGACATGAACGCAGGTATGAAGATGCTGATGGTGGATGCCGCCAGAAAAAGAGGTTCTGGACGCTCTGGCGGACGTATGGGCTACTCTGAGGGTAACTATGCCCGAATGGGCTACGACAGCGCAGAGGGCACCTACGGAGCCAGAAACGGCATGGAGATGGGCTATGGAAAAATGGGCATGGAGCCGGAGTCTCGCAGACGCCGAGATAGCCGCGGTCGATTCCGCTCCGAGATGGGCGAGGTGGACGATGATTATGGCGAGATGAACAACAGAAACGGCTATGGTCGTTCTGAAATGGAGCCTCGTGAAATGCGCTCTGGGATGCGGGGGTTCCCCAACCGCCCTTTCCCAGTGTACGAGGGAGGGAACGGGATGAATCAGATCGGCTTTAATGCCGGTGAGGAGTTCCCCTCCGAGTACCGCATGGAGGCAACCCATTACACCGGGAACGAGATGGAGTACATGCAGGGCGCAAAAATGGGCGGCTACAGTTCCGGCTCCAGCCACACCTTGACAAAGGAGATGGCGGAGGAGTGGACCGGCAGCATGAAGAACGAGGATGGCACTAAAGGCCCGCACTGGACTATGGAGCAGGTAAAACAGGTCATGGCGCAAAAGGGCATTGATACCAATCCTGTTGAAATGTGGGCAGTTTTAAACATGATGTATTCTGATTATTGCTCTGTGTTTAAGAAACACGGAGTCAATAAGATGGATCTGTACATCGACCTTGCCTGTGCCTGGTTGAACGACAAGGACGCGCAGAAGGGCAAAACGGCCCGGTATTTTGAAGAAATTGTGAAGCATTAAAAAAGTCCCCGCTCGGTTAATTCCGGGCGGGGCATTATATTACATAAATATATTGCATCTACAGACGAGGTTGCATTATGTAGTATGCAATGGCAAAAAAATCAGTCGTTCAACCTGAAGTCAATCCGTCTATCTGGATAAATATATATCTCTCTAACCACTGCCCTCCAAAAATCTCTTTGATCTGCTCGACTCAGGTCTTGATAAATGTCCCTCCAATTTTCGGAGAGAATCTTCTTGAGCTGGTCTAGGTTATTTGTCTTGGAATATTGTTTTTGATCTGCTTCAATCTCTGCAAGCCTTTTTTTGAGTTCTGTATACTCTTTTTTGTACTCTTCAAAAGAAATATACTCGTTAATATATAAAGTATTTAAACGCTTTAACTTCCCTGAAATAGATGAAATTTCTTTCTCCGCGCTTTTCTGGTTCTTTTTTTGTTTTATTGAAAAGACTTCTAAATCATACTCACGCATTTTTTCATCAACGTGGTCCAAAAGATATTGTTCAATTTTGGACTCGCTAATATTCACGCCGTTATTGCATCGACGCGTCAAATATCTTTCCGGGCAGTTATAAGATGGATATTTGCTGGTCCTTTGCGCTCTTCCGCCAAGCCGATAACCGCACTCTCCACAAAAAAGTATCCCGCTGAACATATAAATACGGCCCTGCTTCTTTGGCTTTCGACCCACTCTTTGACGCATAATCTGTATTTTGTCGAACTGTTCTTTTGTAATATACGGGGGGCACATGCCATCTACTCCGTTATAAAAGCCATAGTAAGCAGTGCAGGAAAGCAGCTTGTCAACAATATAATACCCGAGTCGAACGTTGTACTTGTTTTGAATATAATCCTGTGTTTCCCCTATGCCTCCGCACTCCAAAAACTTTTTATAAAAATCATTGAGCATTTCTTCTTTGTCAGGATCTTTGATGAACTTCTTTCCCTCAATGATATAACCCGTCGGCTTATTGCCATTCAGCACTTCTTTTTTTTGGCGCTTCGTCTCCAGCACAGCCTTGATTCTATCGCTTGTCCGGTCCGCTTCGTCCTGGGCGACAGAGAGCATGATGTTCACTTTAAGACGACCGGAAGAGGTTTCCGTTTCGTAGTCTTCTTTGATCGTTTTCCATGCAACTTTGTGGTCGTCCAAAACTTCCTGAACCTTATAATACTCTCCCACATTGCGAAACCACCTGTCCAGCTTTGTAAAGGCCACAAGGTCGATTTTTCCGTCTCGGATATCCTGGAGCATTCTTTGCAGCTCTGGGCGCTTAGAAGCTTTTTTGCGGGCCGATATGCCGGCATCTACATAGTAGTCCACAATTTTCATATGTTCTTTGTTTGCCCAGTCAGTCAGATCATTTGTCTGCGTTTCAACAGAGAGTCCGTGCTGCGCTTGTTCCTCAGTGCTGACACGTATATAGAGCGCGACGCGAACAATTTCAGCCATTACTTCACCACCTTGTTTTGCACGGCGTGGTGCAACATTAAAAAAGAAATGTGACGAATTTTAACTCTGTTTTTCGTCTATTTGCCGTATTGCATTTTAACAAGAAACTTGTTAAATTAATGGTGCTAGAACAAACGTTCTATATCCCCGCCTTTTTTGCCAGCCGGTCAATATAATCGTCTTTTCGTTCGATTTGAGACCTCAGCAAAGAGATCAAGTCCCGATATTCGTTTGCGTCCGCTTCGCGCAGCGCATTTATGGAAACGATCCGTTCGTCTTTTTCCAAAATCGATTCTTTTGCTTGCCGCAACGCTTCCAGAGTTTCCGGGCGATCCTGATAAACAATTTCTTTATTGTCTACCGCTAACACCATGGCACAAGGCCATTTAACGTGTCCGCCAATCAAGAAATCCTCCAGCATTCCGGCGGTGGTGCGTCCGATGTCTTTTCTTCTGCCCGCAAAAAAATCGTCCACTGTTGCTTTTGAAAGCCCTGTTTCGTCTGAAATGGTCTGATTGCTGACGCCGCGCATTTTTCGAAGAGCCAGCATCCAATACAAATAACGATCGTTTGTCATGGCGGTTGTTCTTGGACCGGAGCAGCCGTTTCCCAAAAACTCACATTCCAAGCAGTGATCAAATGGCCCGCTTTCCCGTTCTTCTGGTTTACACAGAATTGGCATATACAGCCTCCTATTCTTTTTTGACAAATAAAAATTCCTTTTGAAATCTGCGAAGAAGCTTTATAAAAGCCCAGTCGTTTCTTTTTCAAACAGGCTTTTCAATTTGTCTGTGTTTTGGTAGGCTGTAACCAGCCCCAGCAATGACCCGCTGGGTGGTGAGTTTGGCGACTGTACACCCGGCGGGTCGAAAATTATAAATTTAAGATCTAAAGAACAAACTCGGAAATCGTGCGACAAATTCCTGCTACGTCTGCACGAGATACAAACTCTAATTTAACTCGCCCAAGGCCGGAAAACCAAAGTTCCAATTCGCTGTCGAGATCAATAACACCAGCCGTCTCCACGGAAAACGCTTGAATTTTGCTGTAGGGTAAAGAAGTAAAATCAACCTTTTTCCCAGTGAGACCTTGTACATTGATTGCGAAAATCCTTTTGTTGGTAAACACAACACCGTCCCGAATGCTTTTGAAAGAGGCAATAATTGATTCGCCGTTTACGAACATACCTGAAATACGGCTTTCAAATTCCGAGTTATCGACCGGCTTTAATTTTAGATATTCGGCGTTTTTGAAGTCAATCATCTTTTTCATCTCTCTTTCTAAAAAATTATCCGCCACCCGGCGGGGGAGCGCATAAGGAGCAAACACATATGACGCAAGAATCAGGATTTGAATTTATCTTGAGTTTGACAAAAGAAGAAAAAGAAGAGTTGCTTAAAATCTGGAAAGAAAGGGAGGGAAAAAACTAACACTTTCTTTTTTCCTTTGCTTTTATGACAGCCTTTTTGTAAGACAGCGCTTTGTCTTTGTATTGTGTTTTTTCCAATTTGGATAAAATAGATAGAGCATCATCATACTGTTGAACCTGAATGTATAAATCCGGAAGCCTAAAGGCCCACTTCGACCCATTGAACAACAATCCGCCACTGTCCCATATAGATTGCCAAAAATTCAGAAGTTCTCCTATATCGCCTGTTTGTTCATACAGCAATTCGGCTTTTTTAATTTCTTTTATTTGTTCTTCCTGTTTTTTTAGTTTTTTTTGCAAGTCAATTTCTTCCCGCAAAAATTGGCGCTTAACTGATTTTTGCGGTTTCTTTTTTATAAAGCCAAACAGCCCCATTATTTTGCCCTCCGTTTTTTGATAAGACGGGCCATTTCTAATAAGGCCGCCCGCTCATCATCATCGGCGGTATTCCAAATATTGCGTAGTTCACGTGTTGCCTCATCTTCCTCGCCAGCAATGGCGGGGCTATTTTTTTGCCCTTCGCCGGTCAGCGGCGTTGGATCGTCGGTTTCGCCTTTTAGCCATTCCACGGAGACGTTGTACTTGGCGGAGATGGCATATAGGTAGTTGCGATAAGACTTGCTAATGCCTCTCTCCCACTCAGACATGATGTTTGGCGGAGCTTCAATACTCTCGCAAAATATCTTTTTTGCACCATGAACAAACTTTCCGTTCGGTTTTTTTGGAATGAGCGAGAATATGCGCTCTAATGTAACATCCATAAAATCACCCGACAATTTTTGTGCATACTAACGAATTGCAATAAATCGTGAATTTCCTATTGCAATTACAATAAACATGAGTTATTATATACACGTACCCACCAAACAGGGTACAGCAAACCGACCCCTCCGTAGAGCGGTTTTCTAATGTTTCTTGGCAGTTACATTCTAACACGGCTTTACGGAGGTGTCAAGCATGAATACTCATGTTTGTGAGTTTTGATGGAGGTGGTAAGTTGACACTGAGAGAACGACGGGAGGCCGCTGGCCTTCTGCAAGAGACGGTAGCCAAAAAGCTGGACGTAACGCAGGCCGCCGTCAGCCGGTGGGAGTCCGGCGACACCAAGAGGATCTCCAAGAAGTACCACAAGAAGCTGGCGAAGCTCTACGGCTGCACGGTGGACGAGCTGCTGGCCGACAGCCAGACGAAAGAATGAGGAGGAAAAAAGTATGAGCGAAGTCACAGTTGATTCTGTCTTTCTTAACGATCTGATGGAGAGAGTTAGGACGCTAGAAAGCACTGCGATGTGCGGCAAAAAAAAACATACATACCTGGCGGAGTTAATTAAGGTTAAGCCCCTTAGCCATCCGCGCACACTTGAGAGCGACAAGCCGATTTTTGGATATACCAATTATACCGGATATGACGCCTGGCACCTATTCCGTGAACTAGCAAGATGTTTATTAGAAGAGAATCCATTGTTCTACATGGACAGCGCGACTGACTTCGGACGCCGTTGCCAGTTCATTCGGTCTACGAAAACAACCAAGCCTAAAGACTTGCGAAACGTACCGGAAAAAGATTTGGAGATAGCGGCGAGAATGCTGGACGAAATGATCGCTATTTACAACAGATACTTTGTTGAAACGCACCGCATCGTTTTGTATAAGCCGTCTCCCTTCGAAAAAGAAATCCAATGCGAGGTGTGCGATCCGCCTGAAAGCTATCTTAACGCATGACCGCAAAAAGAATACTCCCGCAGGCGCACCACCGCCCACGGGAGCCAGAGAACCGAAAGACACAAATCAGTTCCTTACTGTAATTATACTACGGCGGAACAGGAAATGCAAGCGGACAAACCGCTGGTTCATAGAATACAACGGAGGTGTTTTTTATGGAAGACAATGGGATCATTCGCGGATGGCTTATTCTGGCTGAACGAGCCGCGGCTAAATACGACCTTGAGGTTAATGTTGCTGTGCGCAAAAAGAATCAGCCGGAGGAACCGGAGAAGACGGCATAAAGATAGGAGCGGTACAAATGAGTTTTTCAACATTTATTTACTATCTGGGCGCGGTGACGTTTTCCGTTGCCGCCACCTGGATTCTATTCTGGGTGGTGGACAAGCTGGAGAGACGATATGGGTAAGCCAACAAAATACGATGAGATCATCTACCCAAATCTTGCGGCTTATATGGAGGAGCAGGGCATAACGTATCGGAGTCTTGCCAACGCCACCGGATTTTCAGACGCAGGGCTGCGGTTCTTCCTGAAAGGACAGAGAGGCGGCAACAAGCTTATGATCGACACGATCCTGATTTACACAGGTATGAAATACGAGGAGGCATTTGGATATGAGAAAAACCCGCAATGAGCGAAAGAGGGACAGGCTTTACCGCCTTGCGTTCATTTTGGCTGTGTTTGTTTGGCTCCTCGTCGTGATTTACGTACTGTCTATTCCGGCAAAATCAGAGAAGCCGGCTGTGAAACATCCGACGCTGGAAGACCTGCGAAGAGAGTGGATGCTGGAAACGGCTGATCTGAACAAGCCCGCTGCCGAGCCGGTAATTGTCACGTATCCCTATTATGACGTACCGTTGTCAGAGGCATTGCAAGAGGATCTGCGCTGCGCCTGCAATGAGTTTGACGTTGACATGCCCCTGCGGATGCACTCTGGAGATGTGCAGGAATTATTCCGCATCAAGTGTATGACCTGTGGGCACAAAACCAACTGGTACAAGACGCTTTCCTATGCGTCAAGGGCGTGGAATAAGGAGTCTGGAGATGTTTGATTACATATGTTCGATCTGCGGGGCTACATTTGAGCAGGACAGGAACGATTACCACGTTTATTATGGGTGCCCATACTGCGGCCAGGACGTAGAACGGGCAGAACCTTGCGAGGTATGCGGAAAGCTGATCCCGAAAAGCCAGAATGTATATCGCCGTTGTAAAGCCCATAAAGCAGAGACACGGCAAAAATTTAAGGCATTTATAGAAGAACTAACTGCTGGCGAGCTGGCTTATTTGGAGGACAAAACAGACGGCATTGAATGGAAAAAGTTAAAGGAGGTAGTTTAGTGGATTCTTTCATGAGGCGTGTTTCAGCCCTGCAAACCGAATTAAAAGCACCAAAGGGGCAGACCAACAGCTTTGGCGGGTATAAGTACAGATCCTGCGAGGACATTCTGGAGGCGGTTAAGCCGCTCCTAGCACAGCACCACATGGTTCTGACTATTTCAGACGATATGATACAGCTCGGTGATCGATACTATATCTGCGCAACGGCCACGTTGCGGGACACGGAGAGCGAGTCCATTCTTCAAAACTCGGCCTATGCAAGAGAGGCGGAGAGCAAAAAGGGGATGGACGACAGCCAGGTCACCGGGGCAACTTCCAGCTATGCCAGGAAGTACGCCTTGAACGGGCTTTTCTGTATCGACGACGCAAAGGATGCCGACACGGACGCTTTCAAGAGACAGCAGCAAAGGGCGGACGAAAAGCCCGGAAGCAGGATTCCCCCGGAGGGAGACGCGCCTGTGATCTGTGAGGATTGCGGGAAACGTATTCCTGATTACTTTGACGGGAACGACCTGATCAAGGCATCACGTCTGGCTGAACGAAGCATCAATATGCACGGACGCGTTTTGTGCACGGCCTGCGGCAAGAAAGCTGCCGTATGAAATCCCCGGTTGACGTAGTACGCGGCCGCATTGTTGGCTATGACGAACGGCGAGAAGAACTTTTGATTCGCGCCTCTTACCCGGACTGGTACACCATGACCAAACGGGAATACAAAGAGGTCCTCGTGCAGCCAGTAGACGGCCGCCCGCTTTCCGATAAGCAGAGGCGTACTTGCTACGCGCTCCTGGGCGCGATCAGCGAGTACAGCGGACACAGCAAGGAACTTACGAAACTACAGATGAAAGTTTCTTATCTTGCCGAAAACGCGCAGGACATGGCTGATAAGATTTTCTCTTTGAGCAATGCTCCCATGTCCCTAGTCTGCGATTTTCAGCGGTATCTTGTCCGCTTTATTTTAGAGTGGGACATCCCTTGCAGTATCCCGCTGTTGGAATTTGTCGACGATGTGCCGGACTATATTTATCACTGCCTTATTACAAAGAAATGCTGTATCTGCGGCAGACACACGGACCTGCACCACGTGGACCGAATCGGCATGGGGCGCGACAGGAACGACATCATTCACGAGGGCATGGAGGCGCTTCCTCTTTGCCGGGAACACCACACAGAGGCGCACACCATGCCGGATGCGGAATTTTTTGGACGGTATCATTTGACCGGCGGTATTTTCATGGACAAGACGCTCTGCCGCCTGTATGGGCTGAAACGAAAGAAAGGAAATTGATATGGAACAGTTGCTTGTGACCAGAATTGAAGCCGCAAAGATGCTCAGTATCAGCGTGGACACCCTGGACCGATTGAAAGACAGCGGAAAGATCAAGTCCGTCAATATCGGATCGCGGGTTTACTACAGCGTGGACGAACTTCGCTCGTTCATTACAAAGGAGGGAGTGCTGTGCTGAACAGGATCATCCTGATGGGTCGTCTGACCCGTGACCCCGAACTTCGCCGCACCCAGTCCGGCACTGCCGTGACGTCTTTCTCCCTGGCCGTGGACCGGGATTTCAAGTCCCAGAACGGCGAAAAAGAGACGGACTTCATCGACATTGTGGCCTGGCGCGGCACCGCGGAGTTTGTCAGCAAGTACTTCACCAAGGGCCGCATGGCCGTGGTGGAGGGCCGGCTGCAGATCCGCGACTGGACGGACCGGGACGGCGGAAAGCGCAGAAGCGCCGAGGTTGTCGCCGACGACGTCTACTTTGGAGACTCCAGGAGAGATGGCGGCGGAGACTTCAGCCCCGATTATAATGCGGCGCTTGCCAGCTATGCCGCTCCCATGGGGAGAAGCTCCGACTTCGCCGAGATCGGCGAGGAAGACGGCGAACTGCCGTTTTAAGGCGGTGATACCGTGTCGAATCGAGTGATCAAGGAAAGTCACTGTTCAAGCGAAAAAATTTCTTCCCTGACGGATTTTGAGTTTCGGCTTTGGGTCGGATTGATTACGCAGGTAGATGACGCGGGGCGCGGAGATGCCCGCCCCGCCATTATAAAAGGCCGGGTTTTTCCTTTGCGGGAAAGGGTTTCCATCAAGGATATAGAGAGTGCACTTCACGGTTTGGCGGCCAAGGGCTGCGTTTCCCTCTACAGCGTAGGCGGGAAGCCCTACTTTTGGTTCCCGACTTGGAGCAAGCATCAGAGAATCCGAGATTGCAAGCCAAAATATCCTGCTCCTGATTGCGGCGAACAGTTTGCAGAAATCGAAGATTGCGGCGGTTTGCCGCAAGTTGCGGCAGATTGCGGCCTTAATCCAATCCAATCCGAATCCAATCCGAATCCATATCCGAATCTAAATCCGAAAGATGGGGCGGACAAGCCGCCGCGCTTTTTACCTCCGTCCGAGGATGATGTCAGAAAATATTGCGAAGAGATGGGGTATCAAATAGACCCCGTGGGATTTGTGGAGTTTTATGCCTCTAAGGGTTGGATGGTTGGAAAAAACAAGATGAAAGACTGGAAAGCGGCGGTTCGCAACTGGGAGTCCAGGAGAAAAACTGGAGGGAGTAAGGGTGGCAACGTATTCATGGACATGCTCCGGGAGGAACAACATGGAACGAACTGACGTTTTGAAGATTATGGCGGTTCTTCGTGGAGCATACCCGCAGTTTTACCGGGATATCAGCCGCAAAGAGGCGGAGGACACCGTAAATCTTTGGTCTGACTTGTTCAGAACTGACGACCCTCTCTTGGTCATGGCGGCGGTGAAGAGTTTCATCGAAGCAGATGAAAAAGGCTTTCCGCCTGTCCCCGGGCAGATTAAGGCAAAGCTGCGTTTGATCACAAGCCGGGAGGAAATGACAGAGCTTGAGGCATGGGGCTTGGTATCAAAAGCACTGAAAAACGGATTGTACGGGTCAAAAGAGGAGTTTGAAAAGTTGCCCCCGGTATGCAAGAAGATTGTTGGTAGCCACACACAGCTTCGGGAGTGGGCAATGCTGGACCCAGACCATGTGCAAAGTGTGATCTCCTCCAACTTTCAGAGAGCATACAGGACCGTTTCAGCGCGGGAGCGAGAGGTTACCAAACTGCCGCAGGAAGTCCGCGCATTGGTCAATGGACTTTCCGACAGGCTGAGACTGGAGGCTTAGATGAATAGCAGACAGAAGGGCGCAAGAGGAGAGCGGGAGTGGGCGGCATATTGCCGGAGCCAGGGCTATGAATGCCGCCGGACCGCACAGTATTGCGGGAAAACGGGAGATGCCTCGGATGTTGTAGGTCTTCCAGGCGTACATATTGAGGTCAAACGCGTCGAGCGGCTGGACTTGTATGGAGCCATGTCCCAAGCAATCAGGGATTCCGCAAATAAAGATTTTCCAATTGTTGCGCATCGACGGAACAACTGCGACTGGTTGGTTACTATGAGGGCTGACGAGTGGTTTGCACTCTATCGGGAATGGGAGGCAAGCCATGGCTCTTGAAGACTATCTGGTGAGATATGACAAACGCGGGAACCCTTGCCAGGACTGTCAACATCCCGTCACATCATGCCCGTGGCTTCTTAGAGGAGACCTGTGCCTGGATGGAAAGCCAGGAAAGCACTAGTGCGCGGGCAGCGAAAGAAATGGAACAGCACTTATGTCATATGTTTTTGCCCGCTCTACAAACCGCCATCCAATGAGCGGTTGGCGAAAGCGAAAAAAAGGACGGGCCGGAACACAAGAGCGCAAGGACGCTTTACTGGGGGGACAAGCATGATCTACACACAACATCACATCAAGGCACAAAACCTTGCGGCAATTAAAGACAGTTTACCACACAACGAGCACATAGCCGCAGTTGGCGTTCTGCTGGTGTCAGACAGCAAGATCTACACCAACGCCATCATGATCGCGAACGAGCGCGGCGAGGTGACCGGATGGTTTGACGGTGACGTGCCGGTGTGCTTTATCCAGACGGAGGAATGAATATGGAACGACTTACGTTTGAAGGGAATTTTTGTGATATCGCCATGTGCCGGGAAAATCCTTGCCCCTATAACGGCTCTTGCACGCAGCGCGAAGTGTGGGAGAAGCTGAAAGCCTATGAGGACACCGGGATGGAGCCAGAGGAAATTAAACCGAAGCGGGGCTTGCCTCCTGTTGTAGGTGCTGCGTTGGAAGCTAAAGCAGACCATATGAGGAATTTGCTCAAAGCTGAGCGCGAGGGCCGCCTTGTGGTGCTGCCGTGCAAGGTGGGAGAACGTGTTTTTGTAACTGCCGCTTACGGGAAAACATTTGACGTCCCCGTTGAGGGGTATGTGGATCAGTTTGTTTTGCACGATGACGATATTATGTTCTTGGAAGCGCGTATTTGGGCAGATTTTGGTGAGGGGAAAAAGAAATACGGATTCAGCACGTCTAGTTTTTGGAAGACCGTTCATTTAACCCGTGCAGCGGAGGAAGTATGACAAAGAAAGAGCTGAAAGAAATACTGGACAAGCATTTGCAGTGGCTAAGAGGCGACGAGGGTGGAGAAAGAGCCAACCTGTACGGAGCCAACCTGTCCGGAGCCAACCTGTCCGGAGCCGACCTGTCCGGAGCCAACCTGTCCAGAGCCAACCTGTACGGAGCCAACCTGTCCGGAGCCAACCTGTCCGGAGCCG